CGGTTGAGGCTGCTGCTGACGTAGCTGTCACGGGAGTAGAGGCTGTTGCCTCTGTTGGTCAAGTGGCGGTGCAAGGCGAAGCCGCCGTTGACGTCACGGGAGTAGAGGCTGTTGCCTTTGTCGGTCAAGTACAAGTAAGTACCGGCGCTTCTGCCTTTGTTGACGTCACGGGAGTAGGGGCTGTTGCCTTTGTTGGCCAAGTGGCGGTTGAGGCTGCTGCTGACGTAGCTGTCACGGGAGTAGAGGCTGTTGCTTCTGTTGGCCAAGTGGCGGTGCAAGGCGAAGCCTCCGTTGACGTCACGGGAGTAGAGGCTGTTGCCTTTGTTGGACAAGTGGCGGTGCAAGGCGAAGCCGCCGTTGACGTCACGGGAGTAGAGGCTGTTGCCTTTGTTGGTCAAGTGGCGGTTGAGGCTGCTGCTGACGTAGCTGTCACGGGTTTAGAGGCTGTTGCCTCTGTTGGCCAGGTAGCGGTTGAGGCTGCTGCTGACGTAGCTGTCACAGGTGTAGAGGCCATTGTCTTTGTTGGGCAAGTAGAGGTAAGCACCGGCACTCCTGTTTCTGTAACTGTCACGGGAGTAGCGGCTGTTGCCTCTGTTGGCCAAGTGGCGGTGGAAGGCGAAGCTGCTGTTTCCGTCACGGGGGTAGAGGCTGTTGCCTTTGTTGGTCAAGTGGCGGTTGAGGCTGCTGCTGACGTATCTGTCACGGGGTTAGAGGCTATTGCCTCTGTTGGCCAGGTAGCGGTTGAGGCTGCTGCTGCTGTTTCCGTCACGGGGGTAGAGGCTATTGCCTCTGTTGGACAAGTGTCGGTTGAGGCTGCTGCTGCTGTTTCTCTCATGGGAGTAGAGGCTGTTGCTTCTGTTGGCCAGGTAGCGGTGGAGCTTGTGACATCTGTAGCTGTCATGGGAGTAGAGGCTGTTGCTTCTGTTGGCCAGGTAGCGGTTGAGGCTGCTGCTGCTGTTTCTCTCACGGGAGTAGAGGCTGTTGCTTCTGTTGGCCAGGTAGCGGTGGAGCTTGTGACACCTGTAGCTGTCACGGGAGTAGAGGCTGTTGCTTCTGTTGGCCAAGTAGCGATTGAGCTTGTGACTCCTGTATCTGTCACAGGCGTGGCGGCCACCACCGCTGTTGGTCAGGTGGCGGTTGAGGGCACGGCGTCTGTATCTGTCACAGGCGTGGCGGCCACCACCGCTGTTGGCCAAGTGACGGTAGAACTTGTCACCCCTGTCTCCGTTACAGGGGTAGGGGCGATCGCCTTTGTGGGTCAAGTGACCACAGCAGGTGCTGCCTCTGTGTTTCTCACAGGGGTACAGGCCACGGGGCAAGTTGGAAAAGTACTTCTTTGGGAAGCTGTCAACGACAACAGCAACGTTACATGGGACCCCGTCAGTGACACTGACACCGTAACATGGGCCCCTGTTAACGCCACCAGCACTGCTACATGGACTACAATTCCCGCATAAGGACCTACTATGCCAAGCACCTTTTCAGACCTTAAATTTGAGCTGATCGGCACCGGAGACCAAGCAGGCAACTGGGGCCAAACCACCAATGACAACATTGGCACGGCCATTGAACAGGCCATCACAGGCCTTGGCAATCCTGTCTTCACGACAGATGCAGACCTGACGATCGGGCTTACTGACACTGTTGCGCTTCAGACAGCGCGGGCCTTGGTCCTTAACGCCACATCCACAGGCAGCTTGACTGCGACACGTGAGCTGATTGTTCCGACAATTGAGAAACAGTACATTGTTCAGAACAACACCACAGGCGCTCAAAGCATCACGGTAAAGACGGCTTCGGGCACGGGGATCACGGTTCCCAATGGCAGCAAGGTGCATCTGTACGTGGACGGGGTAAACGTCGTGCAGGCGGTGTCGTACTTTAATGCTCCAACAATCACCGACCTTGTTCTTGACGGCGACTACACCGAAGAGGTGTTTACCATTACCGATGGTGCATCGGTTGATCTTGACCCGTCCAACGGCACTGTGCAGGTGTGGACTCTGGGGGCCAGCCGCAGCCCTACAGCAACAGGCTTTGCCTCGGGTCAGTCCATGACCTTGCTGATTGATGATGGCTCCGCCTACGCCATCACATGGCCCAGCGTGACATGGAAGACCGATGGCGGTGATCCACCTACGCTCAACACAACGGGCAATACCGTGATCCAGTTGTGGAAGGTCAGCACCGTCCTGTACGGCGCACGTGTGGGAGATGCTTGATGCTTGCTACAAAGGTCAGGGCGGCCACTGCGGGAGGCTCCGAGCCCTCTCCTGTCCCAAAAGTGTTGGCAGTATCTAGCAACGGTACCCCTTATATCACGGCCTACTCTTGGGGCCCAAGTGGGTTTCTTGGAACGTACTTAACTCCTGCCACGATTCCAACAGGCGTAGGCAACGGTGTAGCGTTCAGCCCTGCGGGAGACGTTATTGCGGTGGCCCACAACACAAATCCTTTTATCACCGCCTACCCATGGTCGGGCTCTGGTTTTGGGACGAAGTATGCCAATCCTGCAACGCTTCCCCCAAGCACTGGTCGCGGGGCCGCGTTCAGCCCTGCGGGAGACGCTATTGCGGTGGCCCACAGCACAAATCCTTTTATCACCGCTTATCCATGGTCAAGCGCGGGTTTTGGCACAAAGTATGCCAATCCTGCAACGCTTCCAGCAAGCACTGGCAACGGTGTAGCCTTCAGCCCTGCGGGAGACGTTATTGCGGTGGCTCACAGCAATAGCCCTAACATAACCGCCTATCCATGGTCAAGCGCAGGGTTTGGCACAAAGTATGCCGATCCTGCAACGCTTCCAACAGGCAACGGCTATGGGGTAGCATTCAGCCCTGACGGCTCAAGTATTGCGGTGGCCCACAGCCTAAGCCCTTTTATCACCGCTTACCCATGGTCAAGCGCAGGGTTTGGCACAAAGTATACTCCTGCCTTCCTTCCAACAGGCTCTGAGGGGCTAGGGGTGGCGTGGAATACTATAGGCGATGTAACGTATCCGCGGTACCTAGCAGTAGCGCATTTCCAATCCCCTAACATAACCGTCTACCCATTTGGCAATACTGGTTTTGGCGTAAAGTATGCCAATCCTGCAACGCTTCCAACAAGCACTGGCAACGGTGTAGCATTCAGCCCTGCGGGAGACGCTATTGCGGTGGCTCACGAAATAACTCCTTTTATCACCGCTTATCCATGGTCAAGCGCAGGTTTTGGCACAAAGTATGCCAATCCTGCAACGCTTCCAACAAACACTGGCAACGGAGTAGCCTTTAGCCCTGCGGGAGAAGGTATTGCGGTGGCCCACGGCACAAATCCTTTTATCACCGCTTATCCATGGTCAAGCGCAGGGTTTGGCACAAAGTATGCCAATCCTGCAACGCTTCCAACAGGCACTGGCAACGGTGTAGCGTTCAGCCCTGCGGGAGACGTTATTGCGGTGGCCCACAACACAAATCCTTTTATCACCGCCTACCCATGGTCGGGCTCTGGTTTTGGGACGAAGTATGCCAATCCTGCAACGCTTCCCCCAAACCCAGGCTACGGGGCAGCATTTACACAAATCATCTCTTAAAAGGACTTTTATGGAAAACACACCACAAACTCGCGAAGAAATCTTGGCCGCATCTTTGGAAGCGCGCATTCAAGAGGTCATGCACTATCAAATCAACATTGACAACTACACTATTGCGCTGGAAGAAATCGGCAACTTGCCTCCAGACGAACGTGCTGAACTGTCAGCCTTCACTGAACAACTGCGCACTCTGTTGGCCAGTGAAAAGTTGGAGCAGAAGAAGGCACAGATCATGTTGAACGTCATCAAACGTCAAGTGGAGTAACCCATGCACGCGCTCATTGAAAACGGAGTAGTTAAGCAGTACCCATACAGCATTGAGCAGTTGAAAAAAGCCAATCCTGCTACCAGCTTTCCAAAAAATCCTAGCGACACATTGCTCTCTTCGTTTGGAATGCAGCGCGTGTTTTTTTCTACGCAGCCCAGCCTTACTGACACGCAGGTCCTAGAAGAAAATGTGCCAGTGTTTAGCACAGAAGACCAACGCTGGACCCAAGTTTGGACGGTGCGTGACATGACCCCCGAGGAGATTTCAAGTCGGGAGGAGGGCCAAGCTTCCTCTGTCCGTGGACAGCGCGACAGCCTGCTAGTCCAATCAGACTGGACTCAGGGCAAGGACATCCCTGATAATGTCAGCGGCCCGTGGGCCGTGTACCGCCAAGCTCTACGCGACATCCCAAGGCAGGCAGGCTTTCCGTGGGTCATTGAGTGGCCCACTCAACCAGAGTAAATTATCATGGCAAGCACCTTTTCAGACCTGAAGTTTGAGCTGATCGGCAGTGGCGAGCAGTCGAACACATGGGGCGACACGACCAACACCAACATTGGTACGGCGATTGAGCAGGCCATCACTGGCTTGGGCAACCCGGTGTTTTTGACGGACACTAACCTGACGATTGACCTGACAGACCTGTTAGGGCCTGCCCTGCAAACAGCGCGAGCCTTGGTCCTTAATGCGACGTCTGTGGGCAGCTTGACCGCAACCCGGCAGCTGATAGTTCCGACGATTGAAAAGCAGTATCTGGTCCACAACAACACGTCTGGTGGCCAAAGCATCACCGTAAAGACGTCTGCAGGCACGGGCATCACGGTGCCCAATGGCGCAGAGATGCACCTGTACGTGAACGGGGTGAACGTGATTGATGCGGTCACGCATTTCAGTGCCTTGACCCTTGGCGCTGCGCTGCCTGTTACAAGCGGCGGAACAGGGGTTACGACTTCGACAGGCACGGGCAACAATGTGCTGTCTAACAGCCCGACGCTGGTTACACCTGCTTTAGGCACGCCTTCCAGCGGAACGCTGACCAATGCCACTGGCCTGCCCTTGTCAACGGGCGTGACGGGCCTGTTGCCTGTTGCCAATGGCGGAACAGGAACTGCCACCCCTGCCTTGGTGGAGGGGACCAACGTCACGATCACAGGCACTTGGCCAAATCAAACCGTCAACGCCGCCGGGGTAGGCAACCTTACGGGAGCCGTAACCTCCGTGGGCTCCGCCACATCCCTTGGCTCGTTTACCTCCGCCAACTTGGCTGGGGCGTTGACGGACGAGACGGGCAGCGGTGCTGCTGTGTTTGCAACAAGCCCTACCTTGGTCACGCCTGCCCTTGGAACGCCTTCAGCTCTTGTGGGAACCAACATCACTGGTACAGCGGCAGGCCTGACAGCGGGCACTGTGACAACCAACGCCAACTTGACGGGCGCTGTTACTTCAACAGGGAACGCCACCGTGTTGGGCTCGTTCACTTCTGCCAACCTGGCTGGCGCGTTAACGGATGAGACGGGCAGCGGTGCTGCTGTTTTTGCGACAAGTCCAACTCTTGTGACCCCAGCTTTAGGAACGCCAGCTAGTGGGACACTGACCAACTGCACCGTAGATGGGACGGCCAGCGTGGGCTACCGAAATATCCCTAAATCCGGGACCACCAAGACCTCCAGCTATACGCTGGTGCTCGGGGATGTGGGCAAGTTTATTGAATTGCAAACAGGGGGCACTGTCGTAATTCCAGGCACCGTGTTTGATGCAGGGGATGTCATCAGCATTATCAACAATACGAGTGCAACCATTACATGTACCTGCTCGGCTGTGACCGACGTCTACAAGGCAGGGACAAACGATGACATCGGTTCTTTTGGCATCTTGACACGGGGCCTGGCGACTGTCCTTTTTATCTCTGCCTCTCGTGCCATAGTGTCGGGAAACCTGTCATGAGTGGGATTTTTAGCATCGTGGTTGCCAGCTTTGGGAGCGCCGCCTCTCCGGTTGGGCTGTTAGCGGCCATCAGCAATCCGAACGGCAACGCTGTTGACAGCTTTAATTTGGCCATAAGAAGCGACCAACTAAACGCTTCCGTACAAACCTCAGCTGCCAGCGTCACGCAACTCACGGTCCTAAGCCTTCCACTTGCGCTTAGCAGCATCACGTGGCAGACCGCGCTTACGGATGCGGCGGACCTCCAAAAAGCTGCTGCAATTCAAATTGACTCTGCCGGTAACCCCGTGGTAGCAGGTTCTAAGTACGTCACTGCCAATGGGTTTTATACGGGATATGTTGCAAAATTTAACAGCAGCGGCGTTATCCAATGGCAACGTCGGATAAACAATAACTCTGATTTTTTTGGACTCACGCTAGACTCCAGCGACAATGTTTACTGCGCCGGCGCTGCACGCTTTTTTTCTTCAAGCCTTACTGACATATATGTTGCTAAGCTTAACTCTTCGGGCACTCTTCAGTTTCGAAGAAACATTGGAAACACCAGCACGCCCTTTGAGTCTGCAACCAGCATTTCAATAAATAACGTAGATTATTTTAATGTGGTCGGGCAGACTAATTCACCTGGTAACACCGATTCGGCGTTTATTATTCTTAACCGATCGACGGGGGCAACAGTAGGTGCAACAACCCAACGGGACTCTGGGGGGTCAGGCATTCAAGAAGGAAAGGCCCTCATTCGTGGAGAAGGGGATACGGTAAGCTACTGCTTAGTACGTAGCTACGCGACATTGAGTCCCGGCAGTAACTCAAACCAAGTGCTGCTAAGACACACCAACGCTGGTGGCTTTGTGTGGCAGTCGCAGCTCTCGGATAGCCAAACCCTCGATCCTGTTGGCCTAATCATGGACCCTAGTGGCACGCATGTTTACACCTGCGCTACCGCGCTAAGCTCTGACGGTTTGCGTAATGAGCTGCTCCTCGCTAAATATGTCAGCTCTACCGGTTCACTGGTGTGGCAGCGCAAATTGGCGTGCCCAACGGCAAGTCTTGTTGCCAAGTCCATTGCAACGGACTCTCTTGACAACGTGTACATAACCCTAGACCAGACCTTGGCTGCTGTATCGAACAGAGGGCTGGTTCTAAAGGTGCCTGGAAGCGGGGCAGGCGCAGGGAATTCCGCTGTTCTTGAGGGCAGTACGTACACCTACTCAGTATCAACGGTAACTTCTTCTTCAGGGGCACTTGTCATCGCTGCTTACAGTCCAACTAATAGCGAGTTTTCTGAGACAACAGTGACCCCAACGGCAACAAGCGCAGCCAATACTTTGGCAATAGCCAGCCAGACGTTATGATTTACGTAAAGGAGTCACCATGAGACTGATCGCAACCCTTCTTTGCGCACTGGCCCTGTCTGGCTGCGCCCATGAATACGCAGCCTACGCCGAAGCTCACAAGGCCCAAGCAGCGGCTCAGACAGCCCGTTACCAAGCCCTTGCGGACATCGCCCGTCAAGGTGACACCACGGCCAAGGTCGCAGCAGTCATGTCCTTGCAGATGAATGGGGGTCAGCAGAGCACGCAGATCAATGCTCCCAAGAATTGGGCCGACTACGCCATGCAGTGGACTGGCTTGCTGCTGCCAACCGTTGGTCAAATCTACACGGTCAACAAGCAGACCACTTTGGGTATGCGCCAGTCTGACAACGCCACCGCTGTGGCTGTCAGCACCAACAATGCCTTTGTTGGGATTGCTGGCAAGATTCAAGCACCCGCAGCCAACGTGACAACCATCGGTGGCAACGGTGTGATTGGCTCTGGGTCTTACAGCATAGGAGCAAACAGTGGAAGCAACTCTGGCAACAGTGGTCGCATTGCTGGTGGCAGTATCACTGACAATACGGCTACTCCAACTGTTGTGACCAGCACCAACACAACGACCAACACAACGACCAACACAATCACCCCAGCAGTACCATGAAAGACTGGGCTGTTGCGTTTATCGCCGCAGCCCTCATTCTCGGGCTGGCCCTGTGGTGCGCCCGTGTTTTTATCTGGAGTTTTTATGGTTGACGTAACCAAAGCTATTGGGGCGATTGCCGCCAGTGTTGCCGCACTAGGCGGCAGTTACACGCTTGCTGATAAATTTGGTTGGTTTGACAGGGCAATCATTGAATGGTCGCCAGAGAATTTCAAGATCGTGGCAGAAGCTGGGCAGCCCATCACTGTTACGGTGGCGCGGATCAAGAAGCGCGACGACTGCTCTGTTGAGAGCTTTACGCCGAGCATCCGTGATGCAGCGGGCATGGTGCATGAGGCCACAACCACCGCAAGCAAGTTCAGCGGCCCAGCAGGGCCAGAAATTGATACATTCACGTACCAACTTACGATGGTGCAAAAAGAAAAGATTGCCAGCGGCAAGGCGACTCTGCTGGCAACCATCAAATACAAATGTCCTGAAGGGGAGCGCGTTGTGCAGTATCCCCGCCACACCAACCTCAGTTTTGATTTAAAGGGGTAATCGATGTTTCCATTGACAGCGCTTCTTGAGGTGGGCGGCAAGCTCATCGACAAACTCATCCCTGACCCAGAGGCCAAAGCCAAGGCGCAGCTGGACCTTGCCCAGATGGCGCAAGACGGGGAGCTGGCCAAGATGGCCAACGACACCAAACTGTTTGAGATTGAGCAAACGTCCATCACAGAGCGCTGGCGTTCTGACATGGGGTCTGACTCGTGGCTGTCCAAGAACATTCGCCCTATGGCCCTGATCGCCATATTTGTAGCCTACTTCGTATTCACCATGATGTCTGCCTACGGATACAACGCGCAGGAATCCTACGTCCAGTTGCTGGGCCAGTGGGGGCAGATCATTTTCTTGGCTTACTTCGGTGGCCGAACGGTTGAGAAGTTGGCTGACATGCGGAGCAAGAAATGACAGAAGACCAGCTCAAGGAAATGCACATTGACCCGTCTTGGCTTGAGCCACTGACAGCGGCATTCCAGCGTTTTGACATCAGCACCCCAGAGCGCCAAGCTGCTTTTATCGGTCAGTGTGCCCATGAGTCGGGCGACTTCAAGACCTTGCAAGAAAACCTGAACTACAGCGCCAAGGGTCTACACGCCACTTGGCCGAGCCGCTTTGCATCCGAGGAGGCAGCGCAGCCCTTCCACCGTAACCCCGAGAAGATTGCCAACAAGGTTTACTTTGGGCGCATGGGCAACACCGACGAGGGTGACGGCTGGAAGTACCGTGGCCGTGGCCTGATCCAACTGACCGGCAAAGACAACTACCGCCTTGCCTCTGACGCCTTGGGGGTGGACTTTGTAGCCAATCCTGACTTGGTGCTGTCCAAAGAATACGCCGCCCTGACGGCTGCCTGGTACTGGAACAAGCGCGGTTTAAACAAGGAAGCCGACGCCAAGGACTTCACCGGGATGACAAAGAAGATCAACGGTGGGACAATCGGGCTTGCAGACAGGGTTGCGCATATCAACACCGCCCTCAACGTATTGACCGCTTGAGGTATTTATGCCGCTAAAGAAATTGCTATTTCGCCCGGGAGTGAGCCGTGAAAACACGCGCTATCTTTCGGAAAATGTCGGCCCAACTGGGGTTAACGGCGCGTATTCTGCTGGCTGGTACGACTGCGATAAGGTGCGTTTCCGGTCTGGCTCTCCTGAAAAGATTGGCGGTTGGGAGAGAATCTCGGCTAATTTTTTCCTTGGTGTATGCCGTTCCATGTGGAACTGGATCACCCTTGGCGGGGCAAACCTGCTGGGTGTTGGGACCAATCTCAAGTTCTACATTGAGAGTGGAGGCTCCTATTACGACATCACGCCAATCCGTGCATCCAGCACCATCAACAACAACCCGTTTGTAGCCACGCTTAGCTCCAGCGTCATCACCGTCACAGACACCGCGCACGGCTGCTTAACCGGGGACTTTGTGACTTTCAGTGGTGCTGTTGGCCTTGGCGGCAACATCACGGCGGGCGTTCTGAACGCGGAGTATCAAGTCACAGTAATAGATGCAAACAGCTACACCATCACCGTTTCTGCTGTGGCCAACGCCACGGACGTATCAGGCTCTCCCGGCGGCGGGGCATCTGTGGTGGCTGCATACCAAATTAATACGGGCTTTGAGTACGCAGTTCCTCTCGTTGGCTGGGGCGCTGGCGGCTGGGGCGCTGGCCCATGGGGTACAGGCACTTCTTCGTTGGAGACTATTCGGTTGTGGAGTCAGTTTAACTTTGGTGAAGACTTGATCTTTGGACCAAGAGGCGGGGCCATTTATTACTGGGATTCTTCGGCTGGCACGGGCACTCGGGCCGTCAATTTGACCACCTTAGGGGGCGCTTCGGATGTACCTACGGTGCAGAACACCATACTGGTCTCGGATGTAAGTCGTTTTGTGCTGTGCTTTGGATGTAATGATATTGGAAGCGCCACACAGAACCCAATGTTAATTCGCTGGTCTGACCAAGAAGACGCAGCAAACTGGACACCCGCAGCAACAAACCAAGCTGGCAGCTTGCAACTATCTCGGGGCTCGGAAATCATCACAGCCATTCAGTCGCGCCAAGAGATTGTGGTGTTTACAGATAACGCCGTGTACGCGCTTCAATACCTTGGGCCACCTGCTGTCTGGGGTGCAACCTTGCTGGGCGACAACACTTCCATCGTTAGTCAGAACGCCGTCACGATTGCGTCAGGTGTCACGTTCTGGATGGGTGTGGACAAGTTCTATAAATACGACGGTCGGGTCCAAACTCTGCGCTGCGACCTGCGCCAGTACATCTTTTCTGACCTTGACAAGGATCAGTACTCACAGGTGTTCGCGGGGACCAACGAAGGCTTCAATGAGGTCTGGTGGTTCTACTGCTCGGCAGGCTCTATTGCGGTGGACAAGTACGTCATCTACAACTACCTTGAAGACATCTGGTACTACGGCGACATGGCCCGCTCGGCGTGGCTGGATTCTGGCTTGCGGGACTACCCAATTGCTGCCACGTACCTGAACAACATCGTAAACCATGAGTCAGGGGTTGATGACAACTCTACAGCTACTCCAACTGCGATTGCTGCGACGATCACCTCTGCTCAATTTGATTTAGATGACGGGCACAAGTTTATGTTCCTGTGGCGCGTCCTACCGGACATCACCTTCCGTGGATCAGAAGCCGCAGCTCCCACAGCCCAGATGTACATGCAGCCCCTGAAGAACTCGGGCTCTGGTTATACCGACCCCCCTTCGGTTGGCGGAGAGAACAACCGACCAATCACGCGCACGGCTGTGCTGCCAATTGAAGCGTTCACTGGACAGATTTACACGCGGGTCCGTGCTCGGCAGATGTCTGTGAAAGTGGAAAGCACCAACCTTGGTGTGACATGGCAGCTTGGCGCTCCTCGCCTTGACCTGCGTGCTGACGGATCGAGGTAACCATGGGAATGTTTAGTCGCGTAACCCCGCCCCGCCCGACCGCTGCGCCACAGCAGTACACCATGGCATTCATGGACCAGATGCAGAACATCTTCAACTTGTTCTTCAAGCAGATAAACGCTGTGCAGCCAATTAACATTGCCAGTTTAAACATTGACATTGACACTCTGCCGACTCAGGCCGACTTGGCTAACCTGCGCGTGGGTGATATATATCGGGACAGCACGGCGTCCAACGTATTGAAAGTGAAGGTCTGATATGGCAAACCCATGGGACGACGCATATTCTCAATATGCCAATCAAGCTCAGTCAGGAGATATAACTGCCGACTTCATCCGCAAAACATATGGCGGTCTTGAAGGCGGCAAGTCCGAGAAAGGCAACTCGTTTGCTGACCGGGTAATTGCCATCCACCAAGAGTTGGAAGACCAGAAAAAGAAATACAAGGTGCCAACCTCTGCTGGCAAGATTGGAGAGGCTGACACAGTTTGGGATACCGCCTTCCGACTGGCAGAGACCGGGACGGATTCACTGTACGACCTTGGGCAGCGTCAAAAGGAGGTTGTTGGGTATGAAGGCGAGGGCGGCGGCACATATACGTCGCTTGAAAACGAGCTTTACCACAAGCCCACAGGTGCAACTGTCACCATGCCCAACCATGGGTTTAAAAACGAATACCGCTTGCAGTTTGCCCCGGACGGAACACCAATACCCTATTCCAC